GGTGAATATGAATTTACCATTGATAACGCCCATCGCGACAAGTCGGTCCTTAACACCAACTTTTCAGAGCACGATCCCGAACATAAGTCATTCAATGTCATTAGACTTGACAACGGACAGTTTGCAGCCCAGCCCAATAACCGCGTTATCTGGCGAGATAGCTCGCTAACACCTTCCGATTTAAAGCGTCCTGACTTTAAGGTTTGCACTCAAAACTATGCTGTAGAAGACGAACCAAAGTGGTCTGTAGGACATACTGATGAATGGCAATATAAAACTAAGGAAGAAAGCAGTATGGAATGAATTTAACTGTAACAGAAAATGCTAAAGTTTATCTTAAAAAGGTTGGGAAACCAAATGTATCACTTACCGTAAAAGGCGGAGGTTGTTCTGGTTTTCAATATGAGTGGGGTGTTACTGATAAAGATCCTACTATTGAAAATTTGTGGCTAGATCCTATGGCTGAAATGTTTATTTTTGGCTGTACGATTGATTACGTTGAAGAGCTGGGTGGCTCCTATTTAAAAGTAGTTAACCCAAATGCAACAGCTTCTTGCGGTTGCGGTGAAAGTTTTGCGGTATAAAGGAAATATAAATGGAAAAACAGTTGACAGGTCAGGGATGTTGTGATACAGTAAATATAACAAGTGGAACAACATACATTATGTTTGGTAGGCACAAATATATAGTACATGTTACATTTTGTAAAAACTGTGGTTCACAAAAGGAACCCACGTCATATATTAAACATATAAAGGAGAGCAGGCATGAGCAACAATTTGGTCAATCAGTTTCTCGGTGAAAAAGACGGTCAACAGTTAAGAGCCGAAATCTATACAGCTGGACAAGGTTATACTATTAACTATTTTATTAACGGGCAATTTATTAAAGAGGAAGTAATTATGGGCCATAGCGTGCATTACGTAGAGGATGCAGCAAACAATTGGCTAGCGGGTATTAAAACACTAAATGGATAGTATTATGTCAGTTAAACCTCGCACGCCCGAACGAGTTCATCACGAAATTCAAGAGATGCTATCTAAAGGTACAAACTATATTGATGCACTTTGTGAATACGCTCGGATTAATGAGCTCGAAATCGAAACAGTTGCCGATATTGTGAAAAAGTCTTCGATCTTAAAAGAAAAAGTAAGATCTGAAGCTGTAGAATTGAAAATGGTACACTCGGATGATCCGGACATCACTAAGTTATGCGAATGAGGATTCTTATTACTGGTATGTAAAATACCTAGCAATGAAGAAGCACTTCACTCAAGCTAGCTACGATTATCACAAATACAACGGAAAAATCAGAGCATCATATGACAAGTTTCGTACTCGTAATGATGCTTATTTTTTCGCAAAACTCTCAGAAAGAGACAATCCAGAAAAGCTGATGCTTGCAAACTTTATTGTAAAGCCAGATATTTGGATTCGTGCTATCTTAGAGCAAGAAGGTGAAGATCGATATACTGAATGGCAACGCAAGATGGATTCTTTGTCTCGTGTTTTCAGTCAAGATCTAAATCAACTTGATGATAATTATCAAGCTAATTTTACTTCGGTAAATGGGCAGCATCCGCTTCTCATCACACTATATCTGCAACAAAAAATTACTCTTGAAACAATTACTATCCTTGCTACGATATCAAATATTTTTCCCTATTGGGACAAAGAAATAGTTGACAAAATCGTAGCAGGTGATATAATAAAACTCATAAGGAAGTATAGACCTTTCTTAGAGATTGATGAAAAAAAGTTTAAAGATCTTGTCCGAAAACGATTTTTCTGATATAAATAGTATGGTCGGATGGTCCGACACATATTTCGCTTATACTAAACATACATTGCAATACAAGGAGAATACGTATGTCATTTGATGCACTCAAAAAGAACCGTTCATCGTCACTCGACAAATTGAACAGCCAGCTCGAAAAAATTTCTACAAAGAGCTACTCAGATCCCAACGAAGGTAAATTCTGGAAACCAACCCGCGATAAAGCTGGTAATGGTTTTGCTATTATTCGTTTCTTGCCTGCACCTGCTGGTGAAGAAATGCCATTTGTTCGTATCTGGGATCACGGTTTCCAAGGCCCAACAGGTCTATGGTACATCGAAAATTCCCTTACTACTATTAACCAAGATGATCCAGTTTCTGAGTATAACTCTAAGCTGTGGAATTCTGGTATCGATTCAGACAAAGATCTTGCGCGTAAGCAAAAGCGTCGTCTGAAGTATGTTGCTAACATCCAGGTAATTAAGGATGGTGCAAACCCAGAAAACGACGGTAAAGTATTCCTTTATCAGTTCGGTAAGAAAATCTTCGACAAGCTGAATGATCTAATGAATCCTCAGTTTGAAGATGAAACTCCAGTAAACCCATTTGATCTATGGGAAGGTGCTAACTTTCGCCTGAAAATTCGCCAGTTCGAAGGTTATCCAAACTATGATAAATCAGAATTCGATGCTCCTTCAGCATTGTCTGATGATGACGCAGCGTTGGAACGCATCTATAACCAAGAGCATTCATTGCAGGAATTGGTTGATCCGAAAAACTTTAAATCATATGCTGAGTTGAAAGCAAAGCTTTATCGAGTACTTGCACTTGATGAAGAACCTTCTACACCAACTACAGCTGAAGATGATGATGAGTTTGATCTAAGCAGCATGGGTAATACCCAACAAGCTGCGCCTCAGCCAACTATGCCAGCTGCGGCACCAGAACCAGTTTCTAATCTTTCAATGGATGATGACGATGATCTATCAATCTTTAAGGAACTAGCTAATGGCTAATAAAGTCTACGAAGAAGTTCTAGACTTTGATTTCGGCTTCAGCTTTATTGATGAAGAGCTTCAAGAAAAAGAAGCTGAGGCCGAACAAAAGATTCAAGAAGTCAGCTCTGAAAAGCAATCACTTGAGGATCAACTCACCGATGCTAAAGTCAAAGCTGACGATCTTGAATATCGATTAGAACTTCTATATAAATCTATCTCTCCGTTCTTAGACAACCTGTGTAAGAATTCGGATAAATCAACTATTTACTGGCCAGATCGAGTTGCCAAGATCGAGGCCTATAAAGGAAAATTGCTTAAGATTGTAGAAGGAAGTTAATATGAGTCTATTAGACAAATTGGTAAAAAATTCTACTATTAAGATGACGGCTCCCATTGCGGAATCGAAAGTCTTTGGTAAGAAAGAAATGGCTCCGACGTCAGTTCCTATGGTGAACGTAGCGTTGTCTGGCCGTATTGATGGCGGTGTAAGTCCTGGCCTTTTGGTCTTGGCTGGTCCATCAAAGCACTTTAAATCAGCTTTTGCTCTTCTAATGGCAGCTGCTTTTTTGAAAAAGAATGAAGACGCAGTTCTTCTGTTTTATGATTCAGAGTTTGGTACACCTCAAGCATACTTTGAATCCTTTGGTATTGATATGAATCGTGTAGTACACACGCCAGTTACCAATGCTGAAGAGCTTAAGTTTGATATTACACAACAGCTGGATAAGATCGAGAAGGGCGATAAAGTCATGATCGTTATCGATTCAGTTGGTAACCTTGCATCTAAGAAAGAAGTTGAAGATGCGCTTGACGGTAAATCAGTTGCTGATATGTCTCGTGCAAAAGCTCTTAAGTCTTTGTTTCGTATCGTTACACCACATCTCAATCTTAAAGACATTCCACTTATCGCAGTCAATCACACTTATAAAGAGATTGGTCTGTTTCCTAAGGATGTTGTATCAGGTGGTACAGGTATCTACTATTCAGCAGATGCTATTTGGATCATCGGTCGACGTCAAGAAAAGGTTGGCACAGAAATTACAGGCTACCACTTTGTGATTAACATCGAAAAGTCTCGCCATGTAAAAGAGAAATCTAAGATTCCAATCTCAGTATCTTGGGAAGGTGGTATTGTTAAATGGTCTGGTTTAATGGAAATCGCCGAAGCTGGTGGTTATCTACGCAAACCAAAGGTTGGTTGGTATGAAGCAGTAAATCCTGAAACAGGTGAGCTTCTTTCCGAAAAACTTCTTCGAGCAAAAGAAATTGTTGACAATTCTGAGTTTTGGCTTAATATGTTAGAGAAGACAGATTTTTCTAAATATATTAAAGACGCGTTTACCATTGGTGCATCCGGTAGTATTATGCGTGAAGACGACGAATCCAATAATGAAGTGCTAGAAGAAGTGGTGGAAGATGATTGAGAATACAGTAGTATCTAACCTTGTTTACAACGAAGATTATTTTCGTAAAGTATATCCTTATATTAAAAAGGATTACTTCGAAGATGGCAATCTTCAAAAAATATTCGATGCATACTCTGAGTATGTAGAAGAGTATCGAGAGCCTCCCTCTGTGGAGGTTCTCAAACTCGTCATTGATAAACGTAAAGATCTAAATGAAGATAGTTACAAAAATGTAATGGCGAGCCTTGACCAACTCAAAGTTGATGAACAAACAGACTTTGATTGGCTCGTATCTGAGACCGAGAAGTTCTGTCAAGATCGAGATCTATTTAATGCAATTCGAAAAGCAATCCTGGTGGTGGATGGCACTGAATCTACTCTCGGTAAAGATGCATTGCCAGGATTGCTTCAAGATTCT